CTCTTTGCAAGGAATCCTACGATAAAGGCAGAATGTGCAGGAATGGTTTTCAGCCCATCAGCAGTGATGAGACCGGTCTGGACTGTTTCATCAAATCTGAAGACGGCATCACTTGGGTGGTGTTCCGTGGAACCGAAACGAATCAATTAAATGATGTATGCACGGACCTGATGACTTTTCGGGTCAAGACGCCGTTCCTGCCTGACGAGTGCAGGGTTCATGCGGGTTTCCTGACTCAGTACATGAGTGGTCGCACGTTGATCATCGACACGGTCAAGTACATGGCAAACCCCAAGGTGGTCTGTACGGGTCATTCACTTGGCGGTGCGCTTTCTACGCTCTGTGCCCTGGATGTGGAGCAAAATGCTGAGGGTGATGTGGAGACATACTGTGTGACCTACGGATCGCCACGGGTTGGAGGAGGTCACTTCCGAAACCTCTTTGACGCGGTGATTGACAACAGTTTCCGATTCGTGGATGTGAACGATCCTATCCCTCGAGTTCCTTTGCGTGCTTGGGGATTCAAACACGTAAAGGGATGTTTCATTACCAGTCCCTACGGCTACAAGCCTGACCTCGAGCAACTCGAGGCTTCTTCTCTAGCCTGTTGTGCGGTCGCTGACCACGGGATTGAACTCTATGAAGCTGCTGTGAACTTTACTCCATCAGCTGAGCCTTGAGCAGATCGAACTCTTCGTCTGTAAGGATGGGAGCGGACTTTGCGATGGCCTTCTCGGGCTTGGCTTCTGCTGGCATCTTATCCTCCGTAGGAGCGGGCTCGGCGGGCTTCTCCTCGGCCTTGGCGGGCACTTCGGTAACCTCCTTCTTGGGCTCCTCCTCTCCCTCAAGACCCTCGCGCGGTGCCATGAGCTGCAGGATTGTCATGATAAAGAAAGAGATAGACACAATGGTAGCCCAGGTGTTGCAACTGCCCGCGGTGAGGCAATTCACGTTGTAGACTGCGAGCGCACCTGACAGAAGCAGAACTGCGGCGTCCATAATACGGAGCTTGTATGCTGAAGCCAGAACTGGCAGGATGGCGGCGAAAGCGACGATCATAGCCTGCTGGGACAGCTTGGGCATCTTCATGTTCATCTTCATATTTGTAATTATCACATATTATTTTTGGCAATACCCCACCGTTCACAATCTTCGGCTGTGAAGTATATGTCTTTCTTGAGCAACTTGTTCAATTTGTCTTCTGGGATTTGTGTATACTGGGTATAAATCTTGCGCAGGGTCTCCATGAGTTTGTCACAATTTTTGATCTCGTCCTTGAGTTCTTCATACTTGCCCATGGCTCCTGTGGAAAGTTGGTGGATGAGCAGGTGGGCATGGGGCATGATCCTGCGATTCTTGGAACCCATCAATACGAAGGTGGCTGCACTTGCACAAAACCCATCCGCGACTGTGACCAACTTGATCTTGAGTCTCCTGAGGTGATCCATACAGCTTAGTCCTGCAAAGAAGTCGCCTCCATCGCTCCTGACGTAAAGCGTAATTTTAGGTTTGTATTCCCTGACACCTAGGAGTTTCCTTTCCAACGTCTTCACCTGGACGATCAAGTCGTGCATAGATTCATCGGAAATTTCACCAGTGAAGTGGATATCATTTCCTATGGTGTCGATGTTGTAGTTCTCGCCGCCGATACCATCATCGCTTCCGTCGTCAGACTCATCATCTCTGGCATAAGGACGTCTCATTGTTCTACAAAGACCTGTTCTCTCTCCTTTAACTTAAGTTTCAAATCTTTCATGACATCATTTTTGACTTTCATTCCCATGGATGTTTGATTAATTAGATGAATACCAGTTGAATTTGTACAATATTCTGGTATAAGTTCTGGTTTATATCTTAAAACTTGTAGTGTCTCTTGGTCTGAATATTTCCAGTGTTTTTCCATTGATTTTTTAAGTCGCATATTGAAATCTTTTGTCCATACACGCGCGCATGTAATTTTTTTAGAAGGTATTCTATTTTTTATAATTTTACAAGGACCTAGAATAGCAGAAACAATGAAATGTTGATGAATTTGTTCATTATACATAGATGAATACATTATTGTGTCCCAATAATCTGCTTCGACCAAGTAATCTGCTATTTTGGATATTTCATTAATGGTTATTCCTGTCGCGTTGATGTAGTTTTCCTGAACAATACCCATGCGATTTCCTGGTTCTTCTAATGAACTTTTTAGCAAGTCATTGAAATTAAATTTTCCTTTTTCTGTTAAAATTTCGTCCATAAATTCCTTAGTAGTTTTGAATAGGTCTCTTTGGTGGAACGTTTCCACGACCTCTTTTATATTTTCTGGTTCGATGGTTTGATCTTGTATTTGAATGGTGTCTATTTTGTTTTCGCAAGGTATAAAAATTCTTGAATGTATGGTTTTTCTTGTCTGCTGAATCCAGCGCCATCCTGGAAGTTCATTTTTGATCATGGATGCATCATCCATAACGATATCTGCCTTGCTAAATCTTATGAAATCGAAAAAGTTCTCGGTGAGATTTTGGGAACGTAACGTATCTGTCCCAACATAGACCGCCGACGCACCCAACGTCTTGCAAATTTGCGCTGTAGACCAGTCCTTGACTAGAAATATTTTACCCGGATCGCATTTGTCAAAGATATTATCTTTTTTGGTTTTAAGAAACTTGTCCATGAGCAAGGAGGAGGAACGGGATTTAACTACTCAAGCACTAGAAATGATTTTCAGTCACCCAGACATACACACGCGTCTGTGGAAACCACTTAGGTTACATCTGACCTATTATTTAACTTGCACGGCGATCATTCATACAATCACCATCACCATATTGATCATCATTCTGTGGAAGATCATGCGAAGTTCACGTTACACGGCCTCATCGGCGTAGGATGCCAGGACGCCATTCAGCAGACTGAAGAACAAAAGGGTTCCGATCCACTGGAAGATTTCCCTGCCCTGAGGAAACTGCAACTTGGTCAGCTTGTTCTTGCCAATGTTGTAGTGCACAAGCCCTTCAATGAAGAAGACAATGAAGGTAGTTAAAGCGACGACGCCAATCATTTATAATTCTGGAGATTAATATTAAGGATGCAGATCTTCGTGAAGACATTGACAGGCAAAACTATTACGCTAGAGGTTGATTCCTCGGATTCGATTGACAACGTGAAGGCAAAGATTCAAGACAAGGAAGGTATCCCTCCTGATCAGCAGCGTTTGATCTTCGCAGGAAAGCAGTTGGAGGACGGTCGGACCCTTTCGGACTACAACATCCAGAAGGAGTCCACGCTCCATCTGGTGCTTCGTCTGCGCGGTGGAATAATTGAACCGTCATTAATCGCATTGGCGAAAAAGTACAACTGTGACAAGCAGGTGTGTCGCAAGTGCTACGCTCGTCTTCCACTCAAGGCAACCAACTGCCGCAAGCGCGGGTGTGGTCACTCGAGCGATCTTCGTTTAAAGAAAAAGGGCGCCCAATAGAAAATGAAGACCACGACTGAGATTATGCACCAGAATCTTGGGTTGGTTCATAAGCTTTCCTACAGATATCAGCGACCTGGTATTTCTAGGAAGGATCTTGTTCAGGAGGGGACGTTGGGATTGCATAGGGCAATAGTGAAGTATGACCCAGCCAGGGGAGTCAAGCTATCAACCTATGCTTATCCATGGATAAAGTCATACATGTCAAGGTATGTTCAGAAGACCAGGAAGGCTATGGACTACCTTCCTGTGGCTGAGGTATACAACCCTGAACCAGAATCAGAATCACTAAATGAGGTAGATATCATGGCGTGTTTGAATCATGGCGAGAGGGCGATCATATCGTATCTTTACATAAACAAACTAACGGTTGATCAAGTTGCACAGATATTGGATATTGCTCCGACTCAGGTCAGACGATATCAACAACGTGCTGTAGAAAAATTGCGTCAGTGTAGGCTCAAATGATTATTTTTCAATATTAGAAATGGAAATGTACGATTTGAACAACAGTGGTGGCGGTGGCGGAACACCTCTTACATACAGCCCAAAGATCCCTGATAATGGTGCTGGGGTGGGTCTGAATGTTCCGAAGCCAACGAAATCCACCGAAAGAGATACTGGTTACGAAGCACAGAGAGCAGTATTGGATCGAAAAAATAATAATGTACAACAGCAAGATAACCCGATGCTGATGAGTAGTATGGCATTTTCCACTCCCATCTCGGATCTTGATTACGAGGAGCCCATGAACAATCACATGTCAACTGACATGCACACCGTGATTCCTCCCCAGGCGTCTATCGCCCCCCACGAGATGCTCATGGCTCAGCCCGCTCATAAGGTACAGCAGAGGCCGCCCACACCTGAACCTTCCACGCCCGCGGTGGTCGAGGAGAAGAAGTTTCCTCTCGGTTTGACCAAGGAGCAGTACGAGGCTCTGATTGTTGCGGCGTTGGTTGCTCTGGTATTCTATCCTGACGTTCAGGCGAAGTTGGCAGTCTACATCCCCAACTTCATGTCCAAGGACGGATCTCGCAGCATGGCCGGTCTGGCTGTCAGCGGTCTTATTGTCGCGGTCGGTTTCTATATGGCCCGTAGGTACTTTGTTGACAAGTAATTTTTTACGGATCAACAAAAACTCTCCGAATGGGTTTCGATCCCATCACCTCAAGATTAACAGTCTTGCGCTCTACCTAATGAGCTACCGGAGAACAATGTGAAATCACCCAGGCAATCCACTCCATAAGAGGCTACCTCGGCTTAAACTTCACATTGTTATCTTGGACTTTATGTTTAACTATTTGACGCATGAAGAAATCTCCTGACATCAAGATGAGCGGAAGGGGTCCGAACATCAGGATGGTCGGAGCTATGGAGATGGCTACGCCTACCTTCTGACTTAAAGAAAGCTCCTCCATATATAGTAATGTATGGTTATTCTGTTTGGCTTGTGCCACTGAATCATCGTCTTCTGACCAAGGTCTACAAGTTTAGGCACATTCCACACATCACCATCTCGACCAATCACAGAACCATCCCTGACCCCGAAAATCTTGGACGTCTCTATGATGTTGTGAATTTCAAGCCTTACGGAAAGATCGGAAAGCAGTATACGGTCGATCCTCTGCATGCACTTGGTTGGGAGTGCGACGTAGAGGATCTGGACATTCACCACACGCCTCACATGAGTCACGTGTATTCATTTTATCCTTATGACAAGGTGTTTCCTGTGTATCCAACACCGATCCGTTTGATCGCGGAGGTCTGTGTGGCGGACACCAGATCCCCAGATTGGGAGGAGTGGAAAATAATTAAAGAAAAGATTCCAAGATAAAGTACAATGGCTTTTTTACCTTTTCTTCGGCATGGCGATCTTTATGACCTTCTGGACACGACGTCCAAGGTTCTGAATGAGCTTCCTAACATGGAGAAGCAGTTTAATACTAAATTGGCTGACAGATATCTATACAAGCGTACCCACACCACCGATGAAGGTTTCGAGATTGAGATGCACCTTCCAGGCGTTGGTAAGGACAATATTCACATCATGCTTTCTTCTGACGATCATGAGGTGACAGTGGGTTATGGTGAGAATAAGAGTACCTCATTCGATTTGCCCAGTTACGTGGATGTATCGGATGAGGGGTACAAGGCGAGTTACGTGGACGGCGTTCTTCGTCTGTTCTTCAAAATGCGAACTTCGGACAAGAAGCGTCGCGAGATCAGGCTTGATTAGACGAACATTGTTCCACCAAGGCCACCTTGGCATCTAAATAAATTGAAACTTGTAGCATATAGACGGGCTTTCCTTGTAACTGAATTATCAACAAGAGTTAATTCAAATAATTGTTTAGAAATACGACTCATATTGACGGTTCCTGAAGGAAATGGTCCCGAATCCTGTCCTACACTAAATATATTCACCTTATAACTCGGTGTTTGTATATAGTGTTCATAAGCTTGAATGGCTCTCATTGTCATTTGATCAATGTCAAAATAGTTTTGACCATTGAAAAACAGCTTCCATCGTGTGACTTGGTCGTTTGAAAAACTTGAATATTCAGCTGCATCAACACCTGAACTGTAGTCAAATAATCCCACAGTACCTGAGTCATTTTGCACGACCAATAAAAATTCCTTTACTGGATTTTGAAATTCGGTTCTGAAACGTATTTGATTGAGATCATTTAAAGTCACACGTGCCAATTGTGTTTGTTTTATGATGTAATCCAATTGTTTACCGAGAAAGAATTTACGATGTTCATTTTCAAGATAAATTGCTTGTAAATTGAGTTCCAATTTCGGTGTGCCAACATTTCCTAGTTCTGATTGTTTTCTAAGAAAAATTCTGACTTCGATTCGGTGGCGATTCAGGGCCAAAAGTGGGAATGAATTTTCGTAACCTCGTCCAAAAAAAGGCAATTCAAGTGAACATGCGGTTCCAGGAACAATTGTGCCATAACTTGTGGGTGTAACCGAACGATTTAACAATACATCGTTACTTTGACGAATTCTTTGTGAATCTGTTAGATCGGACATAATGGCCATATATTCTCCAGTAAGGCTAACTATGGTTTGACCTCCGACAACAAGATCCGCTCTTTCTACAAATGAATGAGCTGTATCTTGTGGAAATGGTTGATTGGTATCAAAAATAAAATTTAAAAAGAATCCAGAAATAATGTCACATGTGTCATTATCTATGGTACATATTATAGATTCTCCCCAGTAAAAGTTAGAATCGAAGGGAAGTCTTAATATTTCAGCAGTATATTTCGCACGATCCGTAAATACCTTTTGATAAAATGATACTTCAGGGTTCCCAGTTAAAAATGTATCCTGAAATCCTGTGACAGCAAGCTGCATCTTATTATGATGTGTTAAAAAAAGATTCAAAAAAATACGTGTAGACTAATAGACATGAATGTTCAGCTTAAAAAATTTAACCCAGCTTCAATGGGCGATGACAAAGTTTGTGTATTTATTGGAAAGCGTGGCACAGGAAAATCAACCTTGGTGACAGATATTCTCTATCATAAAAAACATCTTCCCGCGGGCGTGGTGATGTCAGCGACCGAAGAAGGAAATCACTGGTATCAGCAGTTCATTCCCGACTTATTCATATACGGTGAATACGACAAGGACATCATCGAAAGGGTTATCGAAAGACAGAGAAAAATGGTGAATATGAAGCCACCCCCTGGTAGGAGCGAATTAACATCCAGAGATATTGGAGCCTTTATATTGATGGACGACTGCATGTATGATCGACGGTTTCTAAAGGATGCGTGTATTCGCCAGTGCTTCATGAACGGTCGCCATTGGAAAATTTTCTTTATGTTAACGATGCAGTACTGCATGGACCTCAGCCCTGATTTGCGCGCGAACGTCGATTATGTATTCATCGCTCGAGAAAATGTAATCCAGAACCGAGAAAAGTTATATAAGGCCTTCTTTGGCATCTTCCCAAATTTCGACATGTTCAACCAGGTCATGACTGCGTGTACTGAAAACTATGAAGTTTTGGTCTTGGACAACACCAGCAAGTCCAATCGGATCGAAGACTGTGTATTTTGGTACAAGGCCAAGATACACCAAAATTTCAGAGTGGGGTCACAGCAATTCTGGAATCTCCATCAGAAGACCTACAAAAAAACAGGAGGCGCCACTAAACCAGGTCAAGATCCTAATGATGTCAAACGCAATCGCAACTCCCAAACCCTACAAGTGAAGAAGTTGAAATAATTATTCAGGGTTAACAACAAGTCCCAATCGGGCATTGGAAACAGAGGTACAACAATGGAGGACAAGGCTGTTGCTCTCATGACAAACGCGCTCAACTCGACAGGTTTGGTGAGCGAAGCCAAGGTGAACACGTTGGCAACTCATCTCTCTAAGGGTGCCAAAAACTGGTGCATAAAGCAAATGAAACCTGGTGATGTGAACGAAAATCAGAAGGAGATACAGAAGTACAACTCAAAGATTTGGATGGAATATCTCGCCAAAAGGAACTACATATTCGATAATACCGAAAATGGAATAGTCAAGCGTAGGACTCCATTGGTGATAAAGCAAGAACGTCTTTTGGAAATCGAAAACCAGATGATTGGCGAAACCTTTGTGCCACCCACCAAAAAGATCAACAAGAGGCTGTTGGACCAGGCTCGTCTCAAACGTCTACTCACTTTGGTCAAGAAAGACATAGAAGAAATAGATACGGAGATGAAAGGTTTGTCAATGATCAATCAAAAATTGGAACGCTACTTCATTCGTAGACCTTCCTTGAAGCCAAAGATCTTCATCAATCAGGAACAAGAATACCTCGACCTTCCCAACATAACCAAAAGAAAACGTATTATCAAGCGACTTTTGCACCTTCTGAATATGAAACGTTTCAAAAAAATGAAAAACATTCGTGAAAAACTTACTCAAGTTCGCAGGGACACAATGACCAAACTGGTTCAGTTACGACGCGAAATCTTCATAAACTCGGATGAATGTTGGGTGCGTGCAGTAAGGGCATCAGTTTTTGACAAAAAACATGCTAATGACGAACTCAAAGCCGAGCACGCCAAGCTCTCGGAACACATTTCATCAAATTTGAGCGACTACATGATCGAAATTCCAAAGCCATTCAAAAATGCCACGGTAATCTCCGAGAGAGATACACGAGCAAATTGGAAAAATCCAGAATTTGTACGACTTTATACAAGCCGTGTTCGTTCACTGGTCTACGCGATCCGCAACAACGACAAGTCCAAGTTTCTGGACAGAATCAAATCAGGCGAACTCAAGCCAAATACTTTCGACACCAAAGAGATATGGGATCTTTGGTACCAGGAACCCAAAAAGGAGGTGGTGGAAAAGAAACCAGAAGAATACGACGATGGTATGTTCAAATGTGGCAAGTGCAAGTCCATGAAAACCTCATATGTGGAAAAACAGACACGATCCGCAGATGAGCCTATGACATTGTTTATCACCTGTAGGATGTGTGGTCACGTAATGAAACGTTAAAGAATAAACATGGAAGGTATTTAGAATGTGTAGCATCTGTGGCGAAGACATTCAATTTGTCTGTAAAGCCAATGTACGTTGTGGTCATCACGTTCATCATGAATGTCGTAGAAACCTAATTTCATTAACAAAATGTTCAATATGTAATAAAAATATACTTGATAAAACTGATGTCCACTTGAGTGACAGAGATGAATTTTGTCACAAGCGATGTGAAATCAATGCGCGACGCTATTATCCACCTTGTCCAGTGGAAGGATGTGGTATGGCTCTACACAAGTATCACGTGATCACAAACAAACAGTGTCAAGATCTCATCATGAAACTCGAAGGAAAGACATATGAAGAACGCATAGCGATCTACCTTTCTTACGGGTTTCGCGAAGATGAATTGGGTGGTGGAGAACTTGATGAAGAAACATGGAAAAGGATACAAACAATTATTTCAGCCTCTTCGCAGGAAACGGAAACTGATGATCAGATTGTGATAATAAAAGAACCTAAACCAAAACCAGTCATCAGTCTCCCAAAAACGTTCGAACCCAGAGAACTTGCTCCAGGTGAGAAATACAAACCACCAAACAAGTCTAGACAACCCCAAGAACACGGAGCTTCTCTAAAAACTCTAGTTCCTCGCTCTGTGAAGGGTAGGGTTCATGCGCCCCCTCAAGAAGATTTTGCTTTATTTTCACAAGGTCCAATCTAGAAAGGGTCACGGACCCAAGCACGTAGTCCTCGTAGGCCTCGGCAACCGCTGGAATCAGTGGCTTCACCAGGTCATACATCGCCTTGGCGTACAACTGGATCTCTGGTTGGGCATGACTGTCCATCCTGAGACGCAGATAGTGAAGAAGATTGTGCAAGTTTATCTTCCAATAGAACTCGGTGTAAGTCGATAGGGGTAGATGCTCTCGAGCAGTTTCCCTGGCTACCCCATGGTCAAGCAAACGTTGATAGACCTCAAAGGCCTGTTCGCATGAAGCCTTTTGATCCCTTAGTAGTACCATGGACTCGGGCGAATCCAGAACTCCGTCGGAACCCTGGTGGTTCACCTTGGACTGTCCACGGAACTCGGCAGGAATATGGAACTCCTCTGGCAACTGCGAGTAGCGACCTGAAATCTCATTGATGCTGGCAGTCCGATGACGCATGTGCTGCCGAGCCAGAAAGATGGGCATCTTAATGTGAAACTTGAAATCGACCATCTCAAAGGGGGTTGTGTGGGCGTGACGGAGCAGGTAGCGAATCAGACCGCGATCACTCCGAACACTCTTGGTGCCTTCTCCATACGAAACGCGGGCGGCCTGCACTATGGCATGATCAAGATCCTCCCTTGGCATTGTATCGACAAGACGTACGAACCCATGCTTCTCAACACGGATTTCTGACATTTATACTACTATCGAATGAATTCTCTAATTAACATCCAGATATAGTTGGATTTCCTTTTTCTTTCCAGATTTCTAAACCTCCTTCTAGTACGCAGATATTTTTAAACCCAAATTTGTTCATATAAACCTTTGCTATGTTCGCAACAAGCGAATCTTTCTCGTCACCGTAAAGCATGATTGGGTGATTAAACCCTGGAAATTTTAATCCAGAAGTGGTAAAAATACCCTTTCCACGTTTCTCTATATCTTCATATCCAAAACCCGATTTTTGTAAAATATCATAAATTCGGTTTAATTCTGACATAGGAAAGTTAATTGATTCTGGAAGTCTGCAATTATGATAATTTTTATAAGAACCTATGTGTATTAATATCATTATACTCTTTACTCATAATTTCTTACGGCTAGTGCGACGGGGAAGCGAGGAACACCATCTTGGGTAAGTCCCTGGAATTGAACGGTGAGCATCTCGCCCATCAACTTCCCTCGGTTCTTCCACAGCTCCCGTCGGCTCTCCATGGTTCCCTTGGGTCTGGCCTTGAACGTGTCACCGTCCTTGGTCTCGCAGATCCAGATGGGCGTCCCACGGTCCTTGCCTTCCGCCTCCTCGGCGCCCACAATTTCAAACTCTTCTGTCATCATCTTCTTGTACTTGATGCACTGGGACGACCTCTTATTCAATAGGTAGGGACTATCGGCCACACGAATCACCACGCCCTCGTGACCCTCTGCCACGAACTTGTCGTGATACCTGTCTGCGTCCTTTGCAGTACCTTGATAAGCTGGAACAATCTTGATCATGGAGTGGTTGATTGACTTGATAATTTCCTTGAGTCTCTCGTAACGTTCCATGAAGGGCATTTCCAGTTGACTGAGACGAAAGTAGTCAAAACAATGAAACTCCAACTTGGGTGCATAGGGACTCTCCGAACCGCGGGCAGCACTGGTGATCTGTTCAAAGTCCAAGTCCTTGCAAAAAAGTTCACCGTCCAAGAACTCACCCTCCTCCAACTTTCCTTCCAAAGCCTTTTCCAAATGGGTCAAATGTTCAATCCTTTGTTCATTCCTGGATTGAAGCAAAAGTCCTCCACCCGAAAAGCCACCGAGCATCCTGACTCCATCCAACTTGGGCTGAAAGCGAATGTCACCGTCGATTCCATAGGACCTCGAGCTGAACGAGTAAAGCAGCATGGGTCTGAGGACAACTTCGGACCTCAGCTGAATGTTGTCCATGTACCCCAACTTGACCTGTTTTCGCCACATCTGGGCGGCTTGCTCTTCAATTGGAGTCTTACGTTTGGCATCTGGAGGGCGTTCTGTAACGGATCTTTTACCATCGATAAGACCTGTTGTTCGTCTAATCATTCCGTTGACGACCTCGACTTGCCAAATGCGAGTCTTTCCATTGGAATCTTTGCCATAAAGTGCAGGAAAGAACGTCATTTAACTAATATAGTGTTTTTTGTTTAAACCCCAGTGGAACCAAAGCCACCCACACTTCTAGGTCCCAAACCTAGATTCGTCGCGTGATCAACCAAGTCTGGTTTGAACTGATGGTCTGGGATTTCTGACGGGTCGGGAGCCACTGGATTATCCTGAATGGGAATTTGTGGATACAGCTCCGGGTCCTCAACAAGGTCACAATGCTCATAACGCTCTAGAATCAACTGAGCGATACGATAACCTTGCTTAATGTGAAACGGTCGGTTTCCGTGATTGAAAAGAACAACCCTGAGTTCACCCTCATAGTCACGGTCGATGACACCGGCACCTACCTCGATGCCGTGCTTGACGGTCAGACCCGAGCGACTGGCGATGCGTGCATAGCATCCCTCGGGAATCTTGACGCGAATCCCAGTGGGAACCACGAATCTCTTACCCTCGTGGACCACGCAGTCCGAGCAGGCATAGAGATCATAGCCCGCAGAAAGTTCTGTGCCCCGGGTCGGTAACATAGCATCAGAATGCATCTTCTGAACAACTAAGGTATTCATGTTTTTGATATTCATCTATAGATTCTTTTCTTTAATATTGTTAAATGGCAGAACACGATCACAAGGAGTGTGACAAGACACAGCCCGTGGCGAACTGGAAGTGCATCTGGTTCACCTTGGCTCTGGCGGGTGGATACTGGTATCTTCCGCCTAAGAACAAGTGGGTGCTTTTGAGTTTGCTTTATTTCCCCTATATCGTGCTTGCGTGGTACGATCACTGGTATCAGTGTCAGCGCAATCTCGGACCGACCTACCTGGCTTTGTTCTACTGGTGGGCCAAGCCCAAAGACAGCGAGCAGATCCAGAAATACAAGAACTGGTGTCCCGATATCAAGAACAAGGTGCTTAAAATTGACCTCGTGATCTTGGCATTGGGGATGATGATCCTGCCGTGGTTCCTCGCGTGGAAGCCTTAAAATCTTAAAACGTTTTTGATGGAATTAAAAACAGAATTAAAACTCTGCGATTTACCAGTAGAACTTTTATTTGAATCAAAAGATGATGATGTTGGTGATTCAAAATCTTCAAAATTCATAACTTCAATTGCATTGAGTTGATCTCTTATTGGTTGTAACGGGACATTAACATTATGAACTGTCCAATCAACTGCTTTATCAAAAGCACCACCAGATAAATCATTTATAGTATTTTTAGCCCAACCTGGAAATGCACTTTTTACAGCATCGCCGGCCAGTGATCCTGGTATAGTTAATATCTTTGAAAAAAAGCCAACTATAAATTCTCTTAAAACATAAGATATAAAAATAAAAATACCCAAAACATAATTCTTAAGAAATTCGGTAGATTTCGTTGTAATCCAAATAACAAAATCATCTGCAGTAATTTTTAAATTTTTTCCAATATCATAAAAAAAATTGACAAACCATGTACCTAAATTTAAAAACCAATTTCCTATATTAGTGAAGAATCTTGAAATTGAATTACTGGCATTTATTGCCCATTCTTTAATACTTTTTAATATTCCATTAAAAAACTTGGTTAAAAAATCTTTAATTATTTCCCATATACTAGGAAAACGTTCGGTCCATTTTTTTGGATCATACTCATTTATTTTATTTATAATTTCTGTATTCTGTTTATTATTATTAAAAATTAAATTTATAACAAATACTGCTGAAAGAGAAAGTAATGCTTTAACAACCCATTGTGATTTAATCCGGATTACAAATAATTTTATTTCACTATATGGATCGATGTCATATACAAGAAGTATGATGGAAACTACAATGATTTTTATGACGTCTTGGGCGTCCATTCTACTATGCGAAAATATAATTTTTAGCTCTATCCATGTCTATGATATCCAGATGTAGTGCATTTTTGAGAATACCAATTTTTCCTGTAAAATCGTTAATCATTTCCTGGATTTGGAAAAAGAAATACATTGTATAGTTTGTTACCCATAATACCATGTAAGTTAAAAAATTTTTAGAACCCCAGTTAGAAAATGCTTCTATCGTGTCGTTAAAATTCTTTAGTGGGGAAATGACAATTTGCCATGCGGTTTCTATTGATCGGGCTATAAACACAAAAATTGCTTTCCATACGTTAAAAATTATCTGAATTGATTTTTTAAATGGTTCAACAAAAAATGAATTTACAACATAAAAATACATTCTCGAGCATGTGTACAAAAATGTAAAGAATGAACCAAAAAATCTAGAGTTTGTAACTGGAATTAAAACATCTGACACTGAACTAAAGTTATTTAAAAAAGATTTAGATGAAATAAACTTAGCAACTTTATCTGCTTCTTTTTTGTCGAAAACATCAACACGATAAAGGATGTTTCCCTCAAAATCGTTGAGAAATACAATATCATGACCAATCAAATTTTTTAATTTTTCTTTAGTTACCTTTGATTTTGTATAAAATCCATGTATCACCGTCTGTGTATTTGGTTTGAGCAAATCTAACATATTTTCACCATAAGCAATGTGATAAGCAAATAAAAGGTAGAGTAAACCAAATAGAACCATTCTGGGGAATCCGAATAGTCCTAAAAAATTTATCCCTTCGTCCATCTCAATCATACCCATAAACATGCCGAATAACACAGCAGAAACATTTATGAATGTTCTGTCCTTGGTCAAAAGTGGTACTATCAAGAGTGCTAAAGCGGGTATCATCTACAAGTAGGCTAATAAATTTTCTTCCTAATAAATCAGAGCTTAAACATAGTATTTTTTACTGACAAAAAGGAAGCCTTCGGGTCCCTTAATCACAGCTTCTGGATCGACCCGGGCGACCTCTTGTGCCAGTACACCTCTGGTCCGTTTGGGATTGACTCCAAGGCGGAGGGCCTTTTGTTTCCACTGCCACGTGTAGATTCCTACACCCTTTTTAAAGGTTCCAACTCGAGTTATGTTTTTCTTAAGACGTACATCACTAAGACCCTTAAAGAAACTCACGACCGCCCCGCCCGCATCCGACGCGCCCTTTGCTATGTCCTGACCGAACTTCTGTGCAGATTGACCAAGCGAGACCCCTTGCTCCTTCATATCATTTGCAAATTCATTTGCTCCTTCCCATGCTGTATTACCCACGCGCACCAAGGATCTCCCTACTGCTTCTGGATCCCCAGTCTTCAAATCATTGATGATATCACTGCCCAACCGACCATACGCGTCTATCTTGTTGGTCATCATTAACCTACCCAAAGCATCCTGATTTCCTTGTGCTGCGGCAATTATGTCTGTATTAGGAACCCCTGGTATTATTTCTGGAAATTTGCTTAGATCTAAAGGTTCGGCAATTTTTGGAGGTTCTTTAAGTTCGTATCCTGATCTAGCTTTTGCTGTACGGTCTGTCGTAGACATACACTTTCCTTGAGTTTGACATTTCTTACTTTTGTTAAAAGGAGGGGGTAGTACGCTGCAACATATTTCTCCACCCAGTGATACAATCTCCCATAAGGCATCAACAAATAGTACTCTGAAATATCGCCTAATTTCTTCAAGACCGTTTTTCACTCCGTCAAATGAAGCATTCACACCATCTCCCATTGCACCAGATACGCTAACCAAACCGTCATAGACTGCATCAAATGGCATCTTTATAATTTTTAAAATTTCGACAGCGTAGTATATGAAGAATGACCAGATATTTAGAGGAAGTGACCAAATACTTGTAAAAATACTTTTGATTAATTCCCACCATGACGTGAAATAATTTTTGAATTTATCATCGTATGCTACGGCCTCATCTTTAAATTTTTTGTCATTGCTTCGTTCTGCGATTTGTTTTATCAGCCACAATGCTCCTAGCGGAACAATGACTATAAATGGTGGAAACGAAACCCAGAAAAGTGTCACGTCTCCCATTGTCATCGTAAGTAAGAACAACCCTATAGATGATAGTAATCCATAAATGATAAAATATAAGGCTCTAACACCTTCATCTTTTTTAGGATTAATATAGGGTAAAAGTTGTGATAATGCCAGTAATCCAAGTCCAGATAATATACGATTTAGCCCTTCGTCGGCCATCTTATCATATGAAAATATTTTAGTCTCTGGTATTAGTGAACATGGTTCAGCCGATTGATAAACTTTTATCTTGGAAAAATCTTATGTTGATGACCATGGCCTTTACATTTATTCTGGCACCTCTTGGCACACCTCCGTTGATAGCAATGGGTATCGCTGCAATATCATTTGCGTTATGGCACATTGACAAAGATGTTGCGAATCCAAAAGACATCGCCAAGCGGAAAGTTGCATTCATATTTTCACTTTGTCTTGGGTGTGCTTTTGGTCTGGGTTCAGCGCCTTATGTAATTCCAGGTGCAACAAAATTAGGAATGCTTTTGTTTCCCGTATGTCTTTCATTTTTTATTAATTACGGAACGGTTCTTGGTTGGTGGACATTTACGGGTGGATTTGTGACGCTTCTTCTGTCCGTAATTCCAGCGATGGCAATTGGCAGAAATCCAGGTATTAACATGCTTATTTCATTCATTGTATCAAGCGCTATATATGCATGGTTGGTCGCTGACAACAAAAATACAAAAGAGCCTTGGATGGTGTGGCAATCTGCATACATTGGATTGATGGTAGGCTCTGCGGTTGATTTTATCATGGGTTCTCCACGGGGGAACATGGATCTTTTGCAAAATGTTATAGAATTTTACAAGTCTGGAGGACAAATTAGTTCATTTGCAGGAAGCATTATTGGAACTGTGGATGTTCCTATGGGTATCATTTGGTTGGTGTACTTTATCACCTGGATCTTGTCATTCATCCCAGGGGCACTTCCTTATGGTTGGGACACGCTTTTTAAGGTCAAGTAAAATCTGATTGAATAGTAATAACATGGAGACGCATTACCTCGTGGTCAACTCAAATCTCAGGGACACGACTCTGTATCCCTCGGGTAATTCTTATACCATGCACATGATGAATCCCATCCGCGACGTCACGAGGGTGGAATTGATCCAGGCTTCGGTGCCGAACGTCATTCAGAATGTTGTAGATGGTTCTAATATCATCCAAGTTAGCAATCTGGAAACTAATTCTCTACATACCTTTTCAATACCCAATGGATTCTACTCGGCCACGGGTCTCGGTGCTGAAATACAGAATGCAATCAACCCAGTGTCAGGGATTGATGTCACCTATTTATCCAACGAAGGAAGATATGTTTTTCTAAGGTCGAATGCTTATTCTGCTTTTGATTTGAAGCCTTCGGCCTTACTGGCGAATCTTATGGGTTTCAGCGACACGAGCACGAGAACGGCTGCGGAAGTTCAGGATCTTTCCAACGCCACAGCAACATTTCCACTTTATGCTAACAACGATAGGTATCGTGAAAATTTCTTCATAAAGTCAGATCAATTGGTAAATCTCACTGCAGATAACTATGTATTTTTGGACGTAAACGAGTTAAACAACGGTAGGATGCACCAGGCTCAAAAGATTGAGGCAAACTCATTCAGCACATCGGCGTCTCAGAACAATTTTGGTCCAATCGTCATGGATGTAAGTTCGGGTGGCATCAAGCATTTCTCCGAAACGAATGACTACAGTTACGGGGTAGACTTTTACCCTCCTATTTCACAGTTGTCCAGAGTCACTGTGAGATGGAGGAAATCGGATGGTTCGCTTATTAATTTCCAAGGACTAAATGAAAATTCATTTATGTTGAAGGTAACATCCAAATTTGTAAAAGATGACATAGCTCCAAATCTCCGTCAGAAGGCCGCAAAACCTCGACCTATTATTTTAGTTCCCAAGCAGACCTAGGGAACTGGGCTCGAAAATTTGTCTGTTTTCTTCCCGCCAGTCCACTGGCATCTGAGGGCGCATATTTGGATTCCCTATATGGACCCGCAATAGAAGTTTGTGAATATGATTGGCATTAGCCAAAGTTCCAGCACTATCCATTACACGAACGGTGAACTTGTCAAAACTCACTGGATTCTTGTACTGGATGCTGTATTTGAAATCAGCATTTTCTTGGAAATATCTAATAGAATCGGCAGCCACACCTTTGGCTGGAATAGTAGCAAAATATCCACGGATCTTTGAACCGTCCGCACCCGCTGTCACAGCACTATCCGTGAAAGGCGAACGAAGCTCTTCAATGTCAAACACCGTTGACGATCCTGTTGTAATTACGTTTGATTCGGCATAAACCAGGTCCACCTGGTAAACATTTCGATAAACTTCTTGGAACTGTCTCGTTGAGACATTTGACGATCCTTCGATGTAAAGGTAGTGAACCTCGGAGTCCGTGCGGAGATCCATATTAGTATTACCCAAGAAAATCATATGCTTCTGGCAACGTCCTGACGACCTTGATGGGTCTCACGTTTCTGTACATCCAGATGATGCTCTCAATGAACTTGAATGTGAAGAACGTCGGGTTGGTCACGATCGCCGAACGGTTGACCTGCTTCTCAGTCTTCGGTTTCAACTCGCGCATCAACGAACTGAACTCCCATATCAACTTTGGGATGGTAACAACTTGAACAACCTTGACGTCCGAAAAATCAAATAGAAAGTTAAAATGCTTCTTCTTAAAACAACTTTTCACATCTTCTTTGAATGCCACCCAGTCCATGTGTGGGACCTCAGTGGTGTGAAAGACAAAGTGAAAAGTTTGATTCGTCCAAAGTTTGGTGTAGAACATTTTGTTAATTAATATCAGGATGTATTTAATTGCTTTAATTTCAATCTTCGGTTTGATATCTACACTTTTAGTCAAGGAAGGTTTAGATCCTAGACAAATTGAAGAAATTAAAGTACTTGAAGAAAAACAAAATAAGGCGTTTGAAGAAGAAAAGAGTCAGGAAAGGTGGAAATTTTTCGTACCAGACTGGGATAAAATTCCCGATAGCACAAAGAAAAAGATAATGCTACAATCGGCGGAGTTAAGTAATTTCAAAAATTACACTAAACTTATTGAAGCAGTTAAAAAACGTGCACCACTCCCTACTGGTGATATAGTAATTACATCAGACGAGCAGTCATTTTACCTACCAGGAGGACATTCCTTTAATGTTGTCATAGATAGAAGCAAGGGTCCAGGTACGCTGAAAAAAAGTCAAATCTAATTAATAGAATATGGCATGGCCAAGAACTAATTGGGCCGCTATTGCCGCGGCGGCAAGGGCCGAGCAGGAAAGGAAGAAGGCCGAGGAAGAGGAACGAAAACGCCAAGCGGCGGCTGCATTGGCAGCGAGACTGAGAGCGTCATGGTTAGGGGAGGCGGCAAGGAAGAAGGCCGCGGAAGAGGAACGACAACGCCAAGCGGCGGCGGCGGCGGCAAACGCTAGAAGATTGGCGCAGATAGCAATAGAGGCGGCGAGGAAGGCAGAGGCAGAACGCAAACGACGAGAGGAGGAAGCGAGGAAGGCAGAGGCAGAACGCAAACGTCAAGAGAAGGCCGCGGCAGAAAAAGCAAAAGCGGAAGCAGAAGCAAGAGCAGCGGCAGAGGCACGTTTAGCTGCGAAAAATGAGGCAATTGCTTATTCACAAAACCAGACTAATGCTTTAAGAAGTACAATTATGGCTACTATTGCTATGGAAGCTGCTGCGGCAAAAAAAGCACAAGAAGCGAGTGATGTAGCAACAAGATTGAAATTTGAACGGATAGCAGAAGAATCCAGAAATTTGGCATTGAAACGCAATGCGGAACGTAAAGAATTATTGGAGCAAATTGAAAAAAATAAGCTGGAAGCTGATAGACTTCAAAAAGAAACGCGTAATGAATTTGTAGGAGAAGTAGGTAAGATTACTAAATGGCAAGATGAACATACAAAAATGCCAGTGAACTTTGTCGTAAATTTTCTTCCCACTAATGTATAAGAAGCATGGATATTGTGATCCTTGTGAAATACAAACAACCTAAAACCAGAAGACAGCCAGATATACGTTATGTGGGAGGTCTTGGTGAAATTTCATATGAAGTTCCACCGAGAATTCGCACTGATCAAGAAAGAAAGTTACTAGAAAAGTTTCCAAGTTTAAGTGATCAAATTAAAAATAAAATATTTATACCTACGATACTTTCTCATAAATTTTCGTACGTAAAAACTGATCCACCCAAGCCTCCTTATGAACTGTCAGAAAAAAGCATTAATTCATCAAAAATACCAAAATCTACGATTCAGTCGATAATTCCCCAAGTAAAACTTTCGAACACATGGGGCATTTAAATGCATAGTTGCTGTTTAAATATACAATGTTATTCAAACAAGAGACACATATATTGTGTTTGCAATTTATTTTTACAGGTCTCTTGTTTTCATAGCACACCACACACATCTTCTTTTTCTTTTTTGGAAATCTTATCCTATCAAAATATGTTTTTACGACTTCGCCTACGTTTGTTATGGCTGGTTGGAGATCAAGAAACATGATGCGAACGAACATTTTTATTCTGTGCCAAAGAAATACATCACGATCATAATGTATATGAACATAACCTCTTATCAACCATGGCATGAAAAATTTAATTGGACTCATTTTGTTATGCGCGTGACAGAACACAACTGGCAATCCAAGCATATTCGAGTTGCACTTACCACTTCTGGTGCATCTCCAGCCACTTTTTGTAATACCGTAACAACGTAGGCCAGTTAGTTTAAAGAATCATCTGAACAAAGTGAAACGTCGTCATCTTCATCATCATCTTCATCATCTTCTGATGGGACGAACTCTTCATCAGAAGCGTCAACTGATATGTAAAGGTTATCGCCTACCTCTTCATATCCTAATTTATCAATGTCCCTAAAAATCGAATAAAGACGTACTATATGTTCTTTGCTTATCCATACTGGATTTCTGAATGAGTAATGACCTTGGTTGTCTGTTTCTTCTAGACATTTAACCAATACAGAATTTTCCTTCTCCTCAATCAATTCTGCGAGAATGACACCGTCGCCAAGTTGTATGTCCAAGAACATATTTTGATACTTAAGGTTCGTAAATCTTTAAATGTCTTTTACAGAACTCAAGACCAGACTGTGGCTTATGTGTACATTGGTTTCCATTGAGACATGTTGCTTTGCAAACTTTTCTATTTGTTATCTTACGTATTTCCTTTTTGTCAGGGAGATCATCAAGAAAGATCACACGAGGTCTTTCTTCACGATCTTTTGATATAAAATGTCTCCTCCAACCTATGATCATATCAGAGAAACTAGCGAATTATTTAATATACGTCACCAAAACCAATTCTGTTATTAATTGGTAATCTGTCACCCGCAACAGATGTATTTCTGGGAAGAGCGTTTGGTACATATCCAGTTGATGAATCGCGAATGTAGAGGATGTAAGATGATACACCTTCGCGAACTTGCGGGAGCATCTTATTCACCACTTGCTGATTCATGCGAGCCATCTGAGTCGCGATATTGCCGTAGGGGTCTATCGCGTTATTAATGTACACGTATCGCATGAAGGTCATCACGTCCCGTGGATTTTGACGATCGATGGAAAGTCCTGTCTCATCCCTGAACTGCTTGCGAAGCATCGCCTGGATGCGTTCCAAGTTGGACTGCTGAAAGAAAGCGGCGTTCAAAGGAGTCATGGTCTTGCGCATGGAAGTGATCATACTCGTTCGCACGTCCGCAGACGGGATGGGGTCCTGATCAACGCCATTCAATGGGGTCAAGTTAATCATACTATTAGTTGTTGAGGTTTTTTCTTGGATTCTTGAGGACGGAGGTTGGAGTGACGAAGTTACCTGAACTTACGGTCTTGAGTGACTTCCTCACACAAAAAAATGTACAAGGTTTGTCATAATTTATGCCGCCCGTCTTCCCGTACATGCGATTCGCGGTCACTGGGTTGTAAATGCGCTGTCTACTTGCGTCGGTTCGCGACACCGCTGTTCCTCCAGGTTTGTGTGACCAGGTACCGTCTGAATCTTGGCGGTAAAAATGGTAGTCCTGGCCCCAGCTGTTTACAGCCAGAAATCCCTTGTAGTGGCCTTTGGGACATGCGTCGTTTGCCTTTTCAAGAGACCATGTGATGACGTGACTTGGGTTGTCTGCCAACACGCGCGTCTTCACGGATTCACATGTCACCGCATTGTTATAACCAGGACCCATGGCATACAGGCCTGGCTGCGGCTTACCAGCACGTGGGTGCACGCGAAGGTCATCCAGAAAATAGGAGTAACAATTGTGTGTGGCTTGGATCATGGCGTTTCTTGACCATTCCTCACCTCTGTATTTGGGCTCATAGCCAGACCTAGGGAGAAGTTTCGGACCCATTACTATTATCTACATTCATATTTATTTCGTTGATGTCAATTCCAAGGTCATTTATCAGTGCAGACCTAAGTTCTTCCATGTTTTCTGCCTCAACCACAATTTCTGTCATGTACTCTATTTCGTTGTCCCTGGGAAGGTCAAAGGTATCGGCGAGATTTCTTCCCACCAACTGACTGCTACGAAGATTGGTCGTGATCATTCTTTCCCTAGTGCTTCGTGCCTCTATGATGACTGTGATGTTGTACTCTGGAATATCAAAGTCCCGACGACACACCGGACAGGTGTAGTTCCCTTGGCGCTTCCAGCGATTGATGCACGCCGTGTGAAATTTGTGATTGCACGGAAGGGTTCGCGCACTTCGCTCACTTCGCGATGTGATATTGTTCAGACATATGGCACATTCGTGCAAGTCAACGTGCAGGGGGCAGTGTTCTTTCCCTTGTGCCTTTTTTCTTCGGCAAGGTGTTCCTGTACGGGTCGGAGCGCCACACTCACTCATCACGAGTTACTAACAAGTAAGAAGTAAAACATTTGCTGGATAAAATCGCAACGTATAGTAGGAATGTTATCCGACAAGGAGATCACCAAGGTGTTAAAGGACATGAAAAGCTCTGCGCCTCTCAAATACTTCCGTGGGTTAAAGACCAAAGAGGATGTCGTGACCCGCGTCAAGAAGATTGAAAAGAAGACCTATGCACCATTCAAGACTGACATTGGCATAGAGACTAAAATGTCCACGTGGACAAAAAAGTTTTACAAGGCTTATCCTGGAGCAAAGTCACTTGTGAATAAAGCCATTGTGACTGGAGTTCCGTTGGACATCATCAAGCAAGTCTATGACAAGGGCCTTGCCGCATGGAGAACAGGTCATCGCCCGGGAGCAACACCTCAGCAGTGGGGATATGCCAGAGTTCACTCTTTCCTGATGGGCGGTCCGACGTCACGTGGACCCGATCGTCCCTTGGCCATCGAGGCTGGACTTTTAAAGGTCTAAGGCGGTATTGATCAAAGACCTTTTCCACCATCCGTTTGCGTCTCTGTAGAAAGTTAGGGTTTTCTTGATGCCATCTTCCCAATTAGTTTTTTCAGTCCAACCGAGAGCAGCCAACTTGGCATCCTCGATGAAGTAGCGACAATCATTGAAGGGACGATCTTCCACGAACTGGATGGTCTCTTCCTTATTAAGTCCAAAGACCTTGCAGATTTCCTCGGCGACTTCCATCACCGACCGCTCCTTTTTGGTCCCGATGTTGTAGGTCTCGCCAGGCTTGCCCATGTGCAAAATGATGTCAAAGGCCTCCACCACGTCATCAATATAGAGGTAGGATCTCACCGCCTTGCCCTCACCATGGACTGGCAACTTTTCGCCCCTCATGGCCCGCATGCAAAACTTGGGAATCAACTTTTCTGGAAACTGTCCAGGACCATAGACATTGTTACCACGGGTAATGATGACAGGCAATTTGTAACTATGAGCGTAGGCAGTCACTAGCATTTCAGCAGCAGCCTTGGTGGCACTGTAGGGATTGGTTGGATTCAAAATCTGACCCTCGGTGTAGCCACTCTCGGCATCCACTGGCGTCTCACCATAGACCTCGTCGGTGCTCACATGGATGAACCGCTTTAGTTTCGGATTGTTCTTGGCGCTCTCCAAAAGGACGTGGGTTCCGTAGATATTGTTGTGTGTAAAGGCAAAACTATTTCCGAAACTATTGTCCACATGGGTCTGAGCAGCAAAGTGCATCACAACATTGATATTGTCATTTTCCATGATGTAGTTCACAAAGTCAACGTTGGTGATATCCCCCATTAGAAACTTGAAGTTACGACACTCCATGACTTCCGTGAGATTGTGCATGCTTGCACAGTAGTCCAACTTGTCCAGTACCACAAAATTATAGTCTGGGTAATTTATCACTAGCCTTTTTGTGACATGACTGCCTATAAAACCAGCACCACCTGTAATCAAGATGTTCATCGTCTTATCTGTTTTGTAATATCGCAGAATCTGTTTAAAAAGATGCGATCGTGACTTATGGCAATGATGGTTCCCCTAAAGTTTTTCAAAAGATCTATAATCTTTTCTGTATTTTCTTGATCTTGGTGACACGTTGGTTCGTCTAAGAAAAGTACCATGGGTTCCCTTGAAATCGCATACGCCAGTGCCGCCCTCTGCTTCTGACCACCCGACATGGGACCATTTCTCGGAACATCTTTTGTAAGCTCATGTTCCATAATGGGTTCATCTTTGAATAAGACAGGTTCCTGAGGAACATATGCAATTCCTTTGGTATAAAACCAACTTCGATCATGATCCTTGAGTTTCACATCATGCCATTTAATTTCACCTTCCCATGGACTGTAAAGTCCCATTAACAACTTCATCAAGGTGCTCTTTCCAGCACCAGACATTCCATGAAATCCCACGTGCTTTCCATAGGGTATTTTCATATTGAAACCTGATATGACATTGTTGTCCTCGTGATACCCAAATGAAAGATTTTTGATATATATGTCTGGTTTATCATTGATTAAAAACCCCCATTCATCGTTTGTGTCTTCATTTAAAAAATCGTTGACCTTTTTACGTTTCATTTCCCTTGATGCTGTATTGTTTATGATTTCCACCATTTGTTCAAATAACTGAAATATAGAAAGCATGTAAACGATAAATTCATGAATGGCTTCTCGGTCACCACCTCGGTACATTATCATAAGACCCATCATAAGCGATGAAGTAGTATAATTGAGTGCTATCATAGATCCAAATGTATAAGATTCATTTTTTCTATGTTTCATGATTTCTACTTGATGTTTCATCCATTCTTCAAATACCCAACCTTCTTTGTGATAGGTACGGTACATTTCAAATTTTTCAAAACAGTCACGTATTAAATCATTTTGTTTATTCTTATGTTCTCCTATAGGTTTAATACTTGGACAGTAGAACGTATCTGAAAATACTCTTTGAATGCCTACATGAGCTACACAACATCCCAAACAAGTCAAAGTAAGACCTGGTGATTTTTGCCATAAGAGGTAGTTCGTCACAGCGAGCTGAAGTGACACGCGAATGGTATAGTTGGTCAGTGCTGTAAAACTTTCAACCACGGTTTCTACATCGTTATTAATTAATTCGATTGTATCATGAAACGAGTGTTTAATGAAATAGTCATATGGCATAAAATAGGTGTTTAAGATTGATGTTGATTTAGCTTCTTGAGTCGTTTGAGCAATCGCGTAGGAAACCAACCCCACACGGATTCCAGTGAAAACATTACCGACTACCTTGTAGACAATAAATGAAGTAAGCACTTCCACGGGAAAGGAAGGTTCTTGAATAAGTGCGTGAATCAATTTTGCTTGAAATGAAGGAACCCATGAGAGAAACACGGCAGCTGCGGTTCCACTGGCAATCCCAGAAGCTATGTAGCCGAATGAACTTCTGGCATACTTCCACATTGTCTATAATTAAAATGACCTATAAAATAAAAAGATGAATGGCGCAACGTTCTATATGTGGACTGGTATTGCAGGCGCTCTCTATACTGGTTTCGCGGCACTTCGGTACTATTCGTTGTCTGGGACACAACTCATCAGCGCACCAAGAGCAAAGAAGATGATAAAGTCTGGCGAAATCAAGCACGTCGTGGATGTTCGGAGCAAGTTCGAGTGGGACTTTGGTCACTACCCTGGAGCGGTTCACATTCCCGTTAATGTGATTTCAGCGGAACGTCTCAAGAAGTTCGATAAGAATGACGGAATATTGACGTACTGCAACACGGGTCAGAGATCACGTGTCGGAGCCGAAAAGATTGCGTCATTCGGGTTCAAAAATGTCTACTACATTGACGGGACCTACTCTACAATTCTATAATTTCCCAACCGAAGGGGTATTCCATCGACCTCATCGACAAACACAAATTGGCCTCCAAATCTTCCTCGACGGGTGACAGTTCAGGAAACATCGTGGGTATGTCGGCAGGTGCCACTTCACCCATAATTTCATACATCACCAATACAGACTGATAGTCAAATACCTTACAGTCATAGCCCAACGCATATTCATAGTCCATGTTCATCATCAATTTCACGCTCTTGCCACAGTTTTTGATGATGGTCCTTTTTGGAATCATTTCTGTTAACATCACCACCTTATCCTCCGTGATCCCCCTCGAAATGGGGACGTGCATCGGCATAGTTGTATTGTATCGCCGCGAAAGTTCTTTGTGCCGAGTCGGGACCACCCACAGATTGAACAAGGTTCCAGACATTTATTATTCGTAGACCAATTTCTTTAAAAAGATCACAAAGGCACTTTTTACATCATCCATCAAAGGGGCATTCGTTTCAAACAAAGGTTCTAGATAGTCTGCGTATTTATACATGAAGGTCCACGTCTGAAATCCCGCGCGTATTATTCCCTTGATTTCCGCTTCCATAGGGAAATCTTGTTTTCGCCATCCGTATTCTGTCGTGAGACGGAAACGCCCACTCTCAAAGTTCTTGCCATGAAAATCAGGGCACCACCCCTCGATCCGATTCACTTGCTCTATGTCCCCCGAGAAGTCGTCGCGGAACTTTATTTCGATACCATGTTTTTCACACTCCTGTTTGAGGGACAGGTGAAAGGCATCGTAATGAACTTTGAGAAATTGGCGCGTTTCCATCTAGTTATTTTTAGATATTTTTCTTTAAGTTGTGAATCGCAGCACTTTTTTAGATAGCCATG